CACTTTAAGTGCCATTACATTACTCTTTGCCATTTTAAAACTCCTGTTTTGTTTAAAAATTAATTATAACACTGAACTCAATTTATGTCAATTAGAACGATTTAACTGCCATAACACCAATGCTGTTAGCTGTATTGCCTGCAATACCGCCTACGTTAAATTGTCTAGCAACATTTACATTTACACGGTCATAGCCCTTACCAATTACAGTATAACCTAATACCAAGTCCATAGGCTTGACTTGTGCTCGCAGACTGATTGTCTCTGTACTAACAATTGCCTTAGCATCTGCACCATCGCCGTTGTCTGTAAACTCGTAGCCAGTGACGCCTGTTACGGTTGCCGTACCATTTCGCACACTTACTGGACTAACTACACTTAGGCTCACTGCATCTTTATCTTGGAACACATTGTTCTTAGCAACACCTAGTTTCCAAGTTTGGCTACTAATGCGGTTACCAAGTTGGATCATACTATCTTGCACACTTCCTGTACTGGTGGTACCTAGTCCATAACTACCAAATACTGCTACATTACCAAACTTACGTTCTGTACCTAATTGCAAATAACTTGTACTGCTGTCACCAAATGCCATTGCACCATTACCGTAGTTGCCAAGGAAGCCTGACTTCTCTGTCATGCTACCAAACTGCACACTATAGCTAGCACCTTGTTCACTGTAAGTAACTTCACTGGCAATACCAGTTTGGCTTTGCATCATCTTAATGCTGTAGTTTTCGTTTACTGGAGCAGACACTTCATTGTAGCCTGCTGGGCTCATTGCCAAATAAGAACTAGAACTACGATATGCGGCCACTGGATTAGCAATTACTGCCTTGGTCATGTCCAATGTATAGTTGCGATTGTAACTATCAAGTCCTTGAACATTCTGTAGCACACTACTCGTTTTAAGACTAGCACTACCGCTTGACGCAACACCTGAGGCTGTCAAAGGAATAGCTGTATTGTAACCTTTAAAGTTGGCAATAGTAAGCAAACCTTGTGGCTGTGTAGCTTTATCAAAATTAACCATGCCCCAACCATAAACTTCGTCTACGCCTTTAGCACCCATGTCTGTGGCAGTTGTCTTAACTAACTGAACCATCTGTGCTGAACTTAGTTGTGGCCAGGCTTGCTTTAACAATGCGACTCCACCACTTACTACTGCGGCTGCCGGACTAGAACCACTTACACCACCAACGCCATTAGTACCACCTGCTTTAATTGCCGCGGCAGTTCTGCCCGCATCCGGTACCGCGCCCATCATACCCGTACCTGGTGCTACTACATAAAAGTCTTTAACATAGTATTTGTCATTACAGACATTGCCAGTAAAACTATTACACAATGTACCTGCCTGGTTGCTACTAGCATTCATAGTCCAGCCACCTTTACCGTCACCGACCACGTTACCAACAATCAACACACGACCGCCCATGAGCAAGTTACCATTCGCATCAGTTTGTGTGGCAAATGCCGCTGGCACCTGTGCATATTTTGTTCCTGCATTACCTGATGCCACTACAATAACAGACTTAGAAGTTGCGTTAGCAAATGACGCTACATCTTTCATCGAGTTACCATACAAATAACTTTTGCCTCCTGTAAACACACTATTGTAATTACTAGGAGCTCGAAAGATACCTGGGCTAACTTGGACTGTAGTTGCACGGAAAGTAGGATCAAAGTTTGAACCTAAACTAAGATTGATAACACTTGCGCCTGCCTGTTCTGCCAAGGTCATTCCTCGAAGAACTGCTTCCATGTTGATACCAGTGCCTGCTAAGCCTGTAGACGAACTAATGGAACTTCCTGCTTGAAACAACACTAGTTTGGCATCGGGTGCCACGCCAACAGTTCCCCAACCGTCTAAGGATCCTGCGGCAATACTTGCCATTTGAGTACCATGCACACCTGCGGCCAGCTTCATTGCGCTAGTATTAGTAAGACTGATAACATTCTTTTTAATGTCGCTGTGAGTCGGATCAAAACCGTTATCAACGATACCAATAATAACACCTTTACCTGTTATGCCACGGGCCCATGCCTGCGGAGCACCTACGGCTGTTAAAAATTTCGTCTGTGTTTCTGCTTCTCTATTAGCAAAAACTTGTGCTTGCACACTACCTGCCAATGTTAAAACTGCTAATGTAACTGCTGTGGTTTTGAATTTCATTTGAATTCCTTTTGTTGTTTAATAACGTTAGTATAACACAAAGCCCAATTAACGTCAATTAATTGGGCTTCGTTTTGTTTAGCACACTTCTGCACGTTTCAAAATTGTTGTCTCTGCAAGACGACGCCAGTTGTGTTCTGACATCTTACGCAAGTCTGCAATCTTCAAAACTGTACGCAATGACAGTTCACGCAAACGACTTTTCATTTCCCACATATAGTCCACAATCTCTTGTGCGGCATGGTCTTCAAAGTCATAACTGTCCAACATACCGTCACGTACAATTTGTTTAATACGCAGGAACTTGTCACGTTGTGTGTCCATTGTCAAGTCCAAATAGTGACAACGGCTTTCCAATGCATCTAAATGGTCTTTTAATTTTTTACTGCGAACGTGCTCAAACTTAATGTTGGTGATAAAAATCACACTACCTTTAAATTCAAAACGATCTGGAATGCCTTCACGTCCCAACATATTGCTGTCAGTGTTCCAAGAGATGAAACGTTTCTTACTACTGTCTAATGCGGCTTTCAAAATGTTTAGCGACAAGTCGTCAAGCAAGATGCTGTCACAGTCGTCAAACACTAACACGTTACCTTCGTCTGAGAACTTGTAAAGTTTTGCATACAATCCCAATGCTGACATTGCACCTTTAACAACTTCAAATCTGTTTTTACGGCTAGCCATTTTGTCAAATAAACTTGCTTGCTCTAAGACCTTTTCAACGCCGTAGCTTTTACCCACGCCTGGAGGGCCACTGACAATCATAGCACGAACTGCACCTGTTGTAGTGCCTTCTGCCATTTGATCTAGGATGTCAAAGCGTTCACGGATGCGCTCAATAGCTTGCTCATCTGTTTCTGTGTACACTTCTGGCTCTTTAGTAGTTACTAAAGAAAAGACATTAACGTCTTTATTTGCTTTGTTGCGCTGACTATCTGACATGTCAGCAATAGTTTGACCACTCACTGTGATATCCTCCATGCTTTTAATTTTAACCTTAACGCTCTTGCCTTTGTAGCCAAGAGTACCATTGTCTTGTACTGTTACATACAAACCTTTTGCACCCGTCTTAACATCTGACATTAAACGGAATGTTTCATTTTTAACTTTTGTGCCGCGATACTCGCCTGCAAAAATAGTTACATTAGCCATTTTAAAACTCCTATGTTTTGTTGCTATGTATGTATTATAGCACTGATACCAATTTGTGTCAATTATTCTTCAAACGCAAACGGGTCTTCTATAATAGACTTGACCAATTTAGGATCTGCTGTTTTTGCCAATTTTGCAAGGTAATCTTTTTGGAACTGTTTTAATGCTTTTTGATAGTCTTTACCTAAAGCATTAAGACAAGCGGCGTCTTGTTCTGTGCCGCACTCTGGCTGACTCTCTTCCATAATCTCAATTATGCCACGAAAGTCCACACGCTCTCCAGTGTTTTTATTATAGAGCTTACGACCTGCTTCAACACGGGCTACTGCTTCTGCCAAAGGCAAAGGTTTAATACCCCAAATATTAGTGCTTTCTAACATAGTAAACTCCTTTTGTGTCTGTATGTATATATTATACTACCAAAACCAATTTGTGTCAATTAAATGACTGCTACTTTAAACATTTTGAGACTGGCATTGTCTGCACAAATTGTAGTATGAGTGTCGAATTTGGCACCGTTTTGTGCTGGGACAAAAAGTGTAACAAAAGTATTAAGAAATCCTGGCTTTGCTGTAGGGGTAATTTTGATACCAACTACTTCTGCATTACGGGTACCTGCGGCACTTGTATAAACAATTTTAGTTCCGATTTCTAGTTCCATTTTGATGTCCTTTTTGCTGTCGATAATGTATTATACTGCAAAAAGGATTTTGTGTCAATTAACCCAAAGTCGTATCATCCATACCGGCTACACGTAGTTTGACTATGTTAGTGATTTGCCATTGCTTGGTATCAATGGCTTTCATGATGCCAAGATACTTGTTACGAATCATAGCAAACTCATTTACAAGAACTTGCCACTCGACTACTTCATCATCGCCATCTACATACTTGTCGGCGCTTCTATCACTGAGTGTTCTATTGTAGTTTTCGGTATACTTCCTAAACATCTCACTTCGTTTTTTTCTTAGTTGGATGTTTAGGAATTCAAGTATAGCCTCGACTTCTTGTAATTGGTTAAATCTGTGTTCTACTATTCCAGGCATAAGTCTAGAATTAGATTCTAAATTACCTTTGATACTAGTTTCAATCCTAGCATCTTGTAACTCGGTTTCGTAGTAGGCTATCGCACCCGGTAACTCACCTAAGTTACCAGTAACACGTCTATACCAAGTGCTCATTCGTCGTCGTAGTCTGAATCGTAATTATCTTCTTCGTAGTTGTCTTCGTCATCTACAATGTCGTCGGCAGTATACAAATCTTTAATTACGGCATCCAATGTAGCGTCATTGCCGAGAAGTTCTTCTGCAACACTATCCATTTCATAGTGATTTTCTAAACTACGCAAAAATGCACTGGCAGCATCATAGCGTTCTTTCTTGTCAATATAAGTTTTAACCGTTGCCCAAACATCTACAATCAAATTAACTTGTTCATCATACAGCATCTTCAATATCCTCCAAGGGTGTTGTTTCTGATGTATTTACTCCTGCTGTCAAATCTCTAAGCATAATATCTGCCATAGCTTTGTCCAACATCTCATTATTCCAACCTTTACGCATGGCCTTAAGGATCTCGCCTTCTTTAGTTACATAACTATAACTATTGCCTTCACGCTTCAAACTGCCTTTTTCTTCCAACATGTCAAACAAGCCACTGTAAGGACTCATACCTGTTGCATATGGAATCTTAACATGAACTGATTCGAATGGTTTAGAATAACGAGTTTTCATAATCTTACAACTAGCACGAATACCCATTACTTGGCTGCCTGTCTTGTTGCCGTCTTCATCTTCTTTAAGTTTTAATTTACGCATAGCAACAACAATAGAGCTTGCATAGATAAAGCCTTGTCCGCCACTGATCTTATCATCTGGATCAAACATGTCCTGACTTGCATAAGTGTGATTAGTACAAACCATACCAATGTTTAAGTTGCCAAACATATTAACTGTATTACGAACCAATGATGTTAGTGCTTTTGGTTTACGACCCATGTCACCTTTCATATCGCCAGCTTGGAACTGATTAACGTCTGTGGGTGTTAGTAACATACCTAAACTGTCTACTACGAATAATACTTTAGGTCTAGCATCTTCTGCCATTGCCTTATAGTCTGCTACGAACTTAGTAATAGTCATAGCCACATCATCAATCATAGCCATATTAAGTTTTAGCAACTTATCTTCGCCGGTATCTACACCAAGTGCATGAAGCCACGCTTCGTCTAGTGCGTTCTCTGTATCAATAAGCACAACATAAATGCCTTGCTCTTGTGCGTGACGTACAAGATTGCCTGAGCAGATATAACTTTTACCTGCACCGGATTCTCCGGCAAATACAGTAACCTTGCCCATAGGCACGCCTTTGAAAAAGTCGCCGCTAATCAAATAGTTAAGTGTATAGTTACCTGTGCTGATCCAATCTGTAGGATCATTAAAACCAATACTAAGACCTTCAATACTCTTAGTGATTTCTTTTCTAAATTTACTTACGTCAAATGGTTTTGTCATATTAATTTTCCTTTTCTTCCGTTTGTTCTTGATCGTATACCATAATCATTCTTGTCAATGGTTCTATTTTTTCTTGGAATACATTAGGTGCATCACGTGCCGCGGCTTTCATATCATACTGAGTAGGATAATGGCGTAAGGCATGCATACAATATACACGTAATTCTTTTGGTACACGCTTCCATCTACCACTAGAGCTTGCTATTTCAATCAACAATTCTCTGGCAGATGCTACAGCCCGATATCTTTCGTCTGGTAGTGTCATATTCTTATTAGTTAATAAACGCTTTTTAAGCATTGATTAAACAAGGGCCGAAGCCCTTGTTATTACTTTTGCTGACGATTACGGATCATCGCAAGAATGTCATTAACATTCTTTTTGCCTTCTGGTGCGGCTGTTGCATCAGCAGTTTCAAAAGGTGCGTCATCTTCATCATCAACTACTGTGGGCTTAGGAGCCGCTACAGGACTAGGACGAGCTGCCGGAGCAGGTGCTTTGAAACTTGACTCTGCGGCATCAACATCTGACGCTACACCTAAGTTACCAAGGTTAACACCTGCTGGTTTAAAATGTTGACCCCAACGCTTAGGATCATACAACTCGCCATCAACGCTGGCTTTGAACATATCATAAATGATATCAACTTCTTCTTTAGTTGGCTTCTTAGGCATAAAGTCATTCAAGTTGAACAAGCCTTTGTCAGCAACTGCCTGTAGTTCGACTTCATTCAAGCCACGTTCTTTACGAGCAAAGCTACTTGTGCTGTAGTCTGCGTATTGACCTTTAGTTGTCTTTGTCAAACGGAAGTCTGTGCCGTTCTCGTAGTCTGTAAACAGATTATCCATTTCCGGATCCATCAACGCACCTTTAACAATGTTAAAGATACTTGGGTTTACAATGAATCTACGGATTGGATTTTCCGGAGTTGTATCCTCTTGTAGTTTTGTATCTACTACAAAACCTTGGAAGACATAAGATTTTTTCTTCCAGTACTTACGACCCAAATCTTCTAAAGATTTATCTTTGAACCAAGGACGAATCTCTGCATGGATAGGACAAGTTTCTTTCCACATTTCCATACAAGGAACGGTTACAATAACTTTCTTGCTTTCGTCTCCACCCAGAACTCCTGCGAACTCTAGTCGGATCATCTGGCGTTCACGCCATGGGAAAGTATTTGTCTCGTCTCCATCTGGGAGAAAGCGTAGTACTGTAGTTGAATTTTCTGGGATATTCCAGAACGGAAAAATTCCGTTGTCGCCCTGTGAGCGATTGTTGTTGCCGCTTTGACGTGTGTCTTGCTCTAGTAAGCGAGCGCGGATTTCTGCTAGTGATGTTGCCATAATGTTTTTCCTTATAAAATGCCAGGGTTAAAAAAGTTTGTTGCCTGGAACACAAGATACTCTCATCTTGTGAACAATTATAACACTCTCTCGAGTGCTATGTCAACAGCAATTTTTCCTTTTGGTTGAATTGCTGTTAAAAATATTTATATTCTTATTTCAGTATTTCTTTTAGTTCAAAACGTGCCATAACGGATTCGAATACTTCTTCAACTGTTGTTAATTGATGTACAATTTTGTATTCTGTTTCTTTGACTTGACTCTTACCAATAATGCTACGAGTTAGGTTTTCAACTTCCATGGCATCCAATTTGCCTTCTTGAACATATTCAGCTATGCGAGTTAAACTTGCTTTAACTGCTTCATCTTCTAACACTGGTAAAATTGTATTGATTAATTGTGTGGTGTTGACGGTTGGACTTTCGTAGACCATCATACTTAAAAATTCTAAATCTGGCATAGCACTAACTTGGATTGATGTTGATTCTTCTATTTGAGTTTTTAAAGTTTCTAATTCTTGTTTTGCTTCCATCTGTTGTTGATATTGTTTTACATAGCCATTTAGTTTTGGTAATAGAGTGCCAATGCTTTCGTCAAATACATTTTTGGTTAGTTTTTCTTGTAGTGCTTCCAGATTTGTTTCGTCGGCTTCGGATTTATCTTCCATAAATCTAGTAGGATTGTATCTTCCCAATAAGCCTTTAATTTCACTTAGACGTTGAGTAACAGCAAATTGTACATCGCCGGCTTGTTCTTGCAGACCTTGGCTTCTAATATACTTGGATACTTGTGAAAGCTGAGTACGCTCTTCGCTTAGTCCAATAATCTTTTGTCCAACTTCATCGTATGGCGTGCCACCTTCAGCAACGTGCTGAGTCATAATACGTGCACCAGTTAAGTGATTGTGTGGATACTTGAAACGTTCACCTTGTGCGTTTTCAATAAACAATGCGCTGATGTTGCGACTACGGCTGCCACGAACTTCTTCGTTTACTGCGGTGTTATGTCTAATGATTAGTTTAGCACCTTCGGTTTGTTGGTAACTTGTTTTAGTTGAACCCATTGTTGGGCTTAAACTCTCTTGGACTTTTGCCATGTTCTCTACATCCTTTAATTCTATTTCTTTACCTGTATAAGGTAATCTGTCTAATCCCAATGGGGGGTATTTCTTTGCTATAGCACCAATTGTATCTACCAGTTGTTTAATCCGAGGAACATCTGTACTTGTGCCATATTTGATTTTGATAGCATTGTCATCTTCGTCTAATTCTACTGTAAACTTTTGATCTTTACTGTAAAAACTACGTCCTTGTTTAGCGTTGGCTGTTTGACGACCTTTATCATCAAAGATGACGATGTCGTGTCCAAAGCCTTTAAGTTGGTCAAATATTCTGTCTGCAACTGAGTTATAATCTATAGCCATACACTTATTTACCTATTTTAATTAAATTATTCCAATTGGCATGGGCTGTAAGTAATCACCGCTAGTACGCTCAACAAGAGTATTATATGTTGCTTCATCATACTTCATAACATACTCAATTAGTCTAACTGCTAAAATCGTTCCCATTACCAAATCATCTGTTTCGCCTTCTTTGGCAGCAAAACTAGCACCTTTAGCAACAAAGGTTTTTAATTCTTGAACTAGGCTCTTACTTTTTGGATGCATTTTACTGCTTTCGATATAGTATTTCAATTTAGTACAAGCGGCTAACTTGCTTTTATTTGTAGTGTTAAAGCCACGTCGTTTAGCACCTGCTTCGCTGATAAAGTGTCCAGCAATGCGTTCTTCGCCGTATTCTTGTATAGCAACTAATGCGGCTTCTCCTAGAGTGTTATTTTCTACACTCCAATAGATGTTATCATTGCTTACGCCTTTTTCACGCAGCCAGTCCATAATACTAACAAAGTTTCTTAGCTGTCCACGTATATCTGTTTTGTTGTGTTGCCACTCTGCTACTTGAACTAAGTCAGGTAAACTAAAAATCTCTATGGCGGCTGCATCACCACCTGTACCTAAACTAGGATCCCATGCCGCTACATATATCTTATCTTTGTCAATTGGAGTATAAACTCTAAGCTGTCCTACTCGCTCATAAGGATCTTCTCCCTGTAAGTTTGTAAGAACTAAACTACTGATTAAAGTTTCATCTGCTGTAATGAACAAGCATTCATGTTCACGCATGAAACGTTCGCCGCCAATCTTACTGCGTTCGTGGTCTGCCCAGGCCTCGTCTCGGTCAGGATGGTCACTCCAAATGTACTTAATGCTCTTAAAGCCATTTTTACCCACTTCACGGTCGTTGCCGAACTCGTCAAACTTTTTAATGGCATCGTTCCAAATCTGTGCGAATTGGTCATTGTCTTGGTTAGGTGTGCTTGTAATAATACATTTACCACCTGTTGATAGTGTTGGGCTTAGTGCTGTCCAGAATTCTTTAGCAATACGTGGCGGAACGAAAGCAAACTCGTCTAAGTATACTAAGGTAATACTCATACCACGACCAGTGTTTTCTGTTGTTGTGGCACTGACAATACGACTGCCGTTGTCAAAGTCGATACTACCCTTGTTATAACTTACTGCACCTGCTTTAATCCACTCAGGCAAACTTTCGTACATGAAGCGAACACGTTGCATAATCTCCTGCGAGCCCGTGTATTTGTGTGCGGCAATTAGAATGGTGCTGTCTGGAACAAACATTGCGAACCATAACAAGTAGCCTGCGGCACAAGTTGACTTGCCCATTTGTCGTCCAAGCATATTAATACTATACTTGTGATTTTGATAAGCGTTGATTAATTCAATTTGATAGTCGTATAGTTCAAACTTAACACGACCTTTTGTGGGATGTTGAATCCACATATATTCGCCAATAAAGTAAATAGGATCAGTAGCGGATTTTACAATCTCCGCTATCTGATTCTCTGTATAATTTTCTTTTTTGTATGGCTGTTTTACTAAAACTGCTTGCCCGCTCATTTGCCTGCTTTAAAGTTTTTATAATCCTGGAACATACGTTGTTCATTCATTGGGTTGTCGCCAGATTGTGCTGGTGTATAATGCGTACTGGCCTTGGCTGTGCCTTTTTGACCCCAGTCACGAATATCGCCATGTGCTTGTGGATCACGAGCCTTGGTATTATCAGGAGTATTTTCATAACCTGACTCTTCTACTTCTTGCTCACCGCCTGCTGGCATTTCTTTTTTGGTTACTTCAGCACCTTTGTTAACACCAGCAAGTTTCATGATGTGAATAATCTCATCAGGCATGTCTGTTGTCATACTTAAATTGTTATCACCATTAGTAATATTCAATGTATATTGAGCTTTTGGTGCTTCAGGTTCTGCCATTGCCATTTCAGGGTGATCCATCTCCGGACCTTGTTCAGGGGCAGACATTTGTGCCATAACTTGAGCTGGAATACCCATGTGTGGCTCCCCGTTTGCTACTGCTGTCATAGGACTCATTTCGTTGCCCATTGACATATCACCGCATTCGTTTACTTTATATTTCTTACCACCAACTTCGAATTCTTCTTGACCGGTTGCTTTTGCTTTTTGCAATGCTCCACTGAACTCATTGCCTTCTTCAACGTCGTCTTCTTTAATTTTTGCTTCTTGAATACCAGCGTATCTACGTAAAAGATTTAATGCTGTTTCTTTAACTTCTTCTTCTTGACCTGGCTTTTTGCCTGTCTGTGGCAGGCCGGCTTTCTTTTGCATGTCTTTAATCAAGTCTTCATCATCGCCATGTCCTAATGTATCTAAAGCCTTTTTGCCCATTGCTTTTAATGAATCCATTGCACTTTCTTTTACTTCAGGCTCGTCTAATTTCTTACGTAGCAACTTATTCAAGTGACCTTTTGGGTGCGGCTTAGAGTTAGGATCGTAATGATCTTTAGGACCCGAATCATCATAGTCTTCGTCATCTCCATCAGCATCTGGTTTTTTGGCTTCGTCAACTTTTTCATTATCGTCTGCGCCGGGCTTCTTATCAGCCCAATTAGGCACGCCGTCATTATCGTCATCTGGCTTTTTACCTTCTTCAACTTTTTCTTCTGCTTCGGTTACTTGGCCGATGGCTGTTAGTCTTTGGATTAAATTTTGTAAGCTGTTCATTTCATTATTTCCTTGCCTTTAACGACCAACGGATTTCTTTTTACCACTGGACTTGTTTTATTTGTTGCTTTGCTATCACCGATCTCTGGTGCGCTTGCTGGTACATCTGGATCTTTAGCAATCTTAGGAGTTTTAGCTTCCTTCTTTTTGCTGTCACTAATCTTTTTAAGTTCTTTTAATAAACTTGTATTAAACTTGTCACCATATAAGTCACTAGCCTTTTGTTCAGGTGCTTCGTCTTTACTATAGTCAGTTCCAATTTTAGCTTCTAATTTTTTAGGTTCTTTTAACACTTTATCTTCTTCTTGTTCAACTTCACGCTCATCATTAGCACCACGAACAACAATAAGTCCTTCGCTGACATCTAATAGTCTTGCTAATTCTTGATGTAGTATTTCTTTACTTACAGGCAAGTTGCTAGTAAAGTCGACAATATAAATCTCACCCATATCTAAGTTAGGAAAGTCTAATGGACGAGCTTGTAAAATTGTTTTACTTGGACTACTGACTTTTTCAGCGTCATACTTTTGCAAGTGACGCTCAATCTTGTCCATCATTTCGTCCGTTACTTCGCAGGCGAATTTAACACGGAATTCGTGTTTTTCTTTTAATTGTTCAATATATTCAAATAGAGTAGGCATTTCGTTTCTCCGATACTTTATTTATCTTTGTTTTTAAGGTTCTGGCTGATTAGATTTAGTATGGCATTACGGTCTGTGGTTAAATCGCCTAGACCCTGTGGACCGTTGTCGTCTTCAGTTTTGACTGTTTGTGCTAGTTTAGCTGCCTTTAGCTGTAGGTCAATCATCTTTAGCTTCTTGTCTAGTTTGGCTGTTTTAGCTGTAATAGCATTACCCATCATTGTACTGGCTACTTCAAAGATTTTACCAGCATTTCTATCATCCATGTTGTAGCCAAGATCCATTAAGCGGTCAAAACTATCCATTGCTCTGGCTGCATATTCATCTAATTCTCGGTCTTCTGTGTCTAGGCCTCTAACTGTGGGAAGTGCTTGATCAATTCTATCTGCTATGGTCAGTTGTTCGTGAACTAGTGCTATAGTTGTTTCTATTGACTGCGGTGATTCAAACTGCAAAGGCAATTGATCCTCTACGTCAGATTCTGTTGTTTCTACATTAAAAAAGTCTTCAAGTTTTTTAGTCATCTTTTTTTCGTTCTTTTGGCAGCGGTTCTCGGTTGCCAGTTATTGTATATATCTTCTTCTGTGAGTATTCTAAACTTCATGCCATGTCGTTGACACCATGCTCTACATGCTTCCCACTTAGCCATATTTAACACCACTGCGGCTTTTTCCTGCTGTGTATTTGCTTCGTCTAGTCTAGCTTGTTTGCGTGGCTTAACTTCAATGATTTCACTAATCTTATTACCAGACTTGTCTTGGTAAGTTATTAAGAAGTCCGGATAGTATGTAGTATCTTTGCCTGTAAACGGATTACGATATGGTATGCGTAAACTTTCACTGGCCCAACCAATAACTGCTGGATGGTTATCGCAGAATCGCATCACTGTTAATTCCCAACTGCTACGATATTTTGGGCTATTACTGCCAATGTATTTGCTTGGGTTAGTGGGTGTAAAATATCCCTGTGTAAAGTTATAGGCCATTTACACCGCCTGAGTTGTTATTGCTGGCGGTATATTGTTTTGATCAATGAATCCAATTTGACTGCTGGTTGTTCTTGCGTTATTTAATAAAGCGTAAACTTCGTTGTCAAATCTAAGTCCATTACTATTTACATACTTCAATAAATCATCAGTGGCGACGCCTTGCTCTATGCTAATATCATAGAGCACTTTTGCCAATGCTTTAGCTTGATCAACGGCAATTCCTAATTTTAGCAATCTGCCATACAATACATCATATTTAGACGCTTCCAATGACATTATACACCGCCGCCTGGAAGATTACCTGCACCAGTTCGATTTGCATTTGCTAATGCCGAAGCATCTTTAAAAGACATTCCATTCAAGGTTGCGGCTGGTTGAGGTAATGAAATTTGATTTTGAATTGCGTTATTTAATTTAACTTGATCCTGTGCCTGTTTGACAAATTCTGCATTTAAATCTTTAGGAGGAATTGTGTTAGTTGTTTTAATTTGTTCTTCAACTTTTTTAGCGTAAGAATTATCACGGTTGGCTGAAGTTGCTTGTTGACTTCCGCCAGTTTCAGATGTAGTATCAGAATAGGTAACACTTTCATAACGTAGACTTATTTGCCATGTAACTGCTTCACTGGCGGCATAATCTAATGTATCGTGTTGTACATCAACAATCTTCGGGCGCCATAATGTAACAACACTAGGAGTTTCTACATTTTTTCTATCAGCATCAGAGCCATAAAATCTAGTTATAACAATTCTATCTATAGGGCAGTCTTTGCCGCTTTCTAACATCTTAATACCAAAACCATCGAACCCTTTACGCATCGATTTTGTCTGCGGTGCAAAACTGCCGCTGATTATTTCCATATAATTTTTAATAAAAGTTTGAAATCTATTATCTAATGTATCGGTGAATGAGATGCTGAGAGGTTCGAAGTTTATTTTTGTCGGTATAGGTTGACGTACATTCCAAGCGTTTGCTACTTCTGTTTCGATGCTGTACTTAGGAAGTTCAATCGTGCGAACAGCATCAAATATCAACCTTGCGGGATTTTGAAGCTGTGCTGTATATTGTGCGCTGAAGATTTCTACTTTAAAATGAAACTTTAGGCGAGCTGCTTTGAGCCCGCCTAAATTGTACCATTTCATAGCGTCAGTTAATGCCGCCATTTACGATCCTTATAGAGCAGAGTTGCCTGCACCAATGGCCATTGTACCAGTAGTCAATCCACCTTGTGTTGTAGCTGATCCAACTGCTTCACTATGGATGTCGGCTGCATCATAACGGATCTGTAGTGTGATTTGCATTACATCACTAGTTGCATAGTTGTTTTCGCCGTAGTTTACGTTTTGAATGAAACATCCATTTAAACTCCAGCTTTCCAATACTAAGCCAGGCTGGCTGCCATCTAGTTGTTCGATTACCATACCAAACTTATAGTCACGTCCTGCTGTTGGGGCACTTTGTAAACCTTGGTTCAATTGCTTTTGTAATTGACTAGCTACATGCTTAGTAACTGTACCGTTAATGTCGTCACGTAATGTTAAAGTAACTGGTTCCCACGTGTGCTTACCAGCAAGGTAAGCACGACTGTTATACGCATCTAATGTAACTTCATCGTGTGTCATACTAGGTCTAGTAACACTAACTACGTTTTGTGTCATTTCGACCGTACTACCATTGTTTCTACCAAAGTCGTATAAGTTAACTCTGAATCTATATTGGAGTTTAGGCATCACCATTGAATTAGTGCCTGTTGTTGGAACTCCAAATTGTGTTAAATCTGCCATGTTGTTTCTCCTTCGGCTATGTTATTTATCATTATGATAACTCGCCTGTGTTGACAACACGAACTGGGATATAAATGAACTCAGCTGCCTTAACAGGCTCAATAGCTACATCTACATATAATTCATTTCTGTCAATTCTGGCAGGTGTGTTATTTGTTTCATCACAAACAACAATGAAGTCATAGATAGCACGTTTAGACAATAACTCGCCTAAGAAACTATCAAAAACTTGTTTTACGTTAGCACGAGTGATATTGTCGTTTGGCTCAAAGATGAACGGACGAGCAAGTGGATCAAAACGCTCACGCAAGTATGCTAATAAACGAGCAACGTTAACTCTATCTAAAGCACTAGAACCAATTTGCAATGTCTTCTGTCCAAAAACATAAACTCCTTGGCCTGGGAAACGTGCAATAGGATTTAAACCAACTCTGCTACCATCACCGTACAACGTATCACGTTGACCTGTTGTCAATGCTACTGGAATAAATTCGCCTTCGCCATTGATGTAACCTACGTTACTTGCATTAGTTACAACACCACGAGTTAAACCAGCTGGTGCAAACCATGGATAGCTAACTTGGTCATTATAAGCAAAAGTACGTAATACAATGTGACTTGCCGGAACAACTACGTCGTTGCCTGATAAGTCTGTAGAAAGGCCACTAGGATAATAACAGGCCGCTTGATAAGCCGCACCACCACTGACGATTAAACCATCTTCGCCTGTACTTGCCGCGCCATTGCCGCTCATCCAATTAATTAAAGTTTGACCTTGTGGGGCTAAACGCATTGGAGTATCGACAATAACAAATGCTGTTTCTTTACGGTCTGTATTTAATGACAACATTTCGTCGATTAGTTCTGGATAACCAGGAGCCGCAATCAAAGTAAAGTAAGTCATTTCTTCACGAATTGTTTCATTAGATGCTACTGCGCCTTGTAATGCTTTAACTACTGCACGACGTTGTGCTTTACGTAGCATATATGGGCTACCATCTTCTTTGTTACCGCTTAATGTGAACCATGCTTTGTCGCCAGTAGCAACACCGTTAGCATCTAAAACATTACTGTATTGTTTAACATTACCTGTAGATACCATGCTGTTCCATAATAAAATATCGTTTGGATATAATAATGGATCTGGAGCATTTTCGTCAACTGCTGAAGCACCACCTGTGCCGTTTGTAGTATCGCTAGGAGTATATGTTAAATCAGCAAATACAACGCCATTAGGAGTAGTTTGATCTGTTACATTGCGAGAAATCCAAGAACTACCATCATATTCATAAATTGCAGGATAGTTTTCTACATCACTACTGTCGATCCAAAAGTCGCCATTTGCTGGGCTAGTAGGAGCAGTGGAATCAATAGTAATATCACTGCTTACTGGTTCCCATTGACTATTTGCTTTTACATATAAGTCAACTGCTAAACTAGTATTGTACCATAAAGTGCCGTCTACTGTAGCACCTGCTGGAGCACTAGCCCCGGCTTGTTCATCTAATGTTGTCCAATTACTACCATCATAGTAACGTAATTGTACATTGGCACTTCCAGTGTCTGCCTTGGCATATACTTTACCTGCAGATAACGCACTATCAAAACCTGTAGTGGCAGCGGTGTCATTGGCATAAATTGGAGTTGTTACAACTACCCAAGGACTGCTATCTGGAATATTAGCACTTACATATTTTTTAACTGCTAAACTTAAACCATTATTAGGATTTGTAGTCTTTAACCATATATCACCCGAAGCTGTTGCTGTAGGGATATTATAGTGAGGTGCAACAAAAACTGTAGGGATCGCTGTGTTTGCAGTTGTACATATTTCCCAATTACCTGATACTTTTTTATATGCTTGATAACTAGAAACTACAGAAGTTGCTATAACTGCATAGTCTCCATTACTGCCGACTGTACTGTCAGGAACTAAGCCTGCTCCGCTGGCAGTATCAGCTAAATCAGTAACTACTAAAGGTGTTTTTGCAACCCAATTAGATGTACCAGTTGCAGATGCTTCAAAAATGCCCCAACTTGTATTAGTTAAATCTAACCAGTATGTACCGTTAGCTGGTGCGCCTGCTGGTTCGATATCGCTGGGTTCTAATTGTAGCAAATCAATATCTGCACGTAAAACATAAGCGCGATTAGCAAGACCTAAGTAGCTATAAGCTGCCATTAGTCCGTATTCGTTGAGTTCTGATCCGTGTACTGCTGTACCGTTTATTGTTTTAAAGTTAGGCTGACCAAATTGTTCAACAAGTTCACGTTGACTTGTTAATAAATATGGTGAATTTGCATTCGCAGGAATTGTTCCTGTTGCAAAGCCTGTACCACTTACGTTATCTTTATTAGATTGTGTGGCTAAAATGATTAAAGGAACTGTTCCTTGGCCTGCCGCTCCGTACTGACTTTGATCAATAATCGAAACTTCTACGCCTGGTGATGTTAGTGCCATTTGTTTTCTCCTCTATAGGTTATACATATTTATACTATTTTGGAGAAAACCGGCTATTTAGCGGAATTCATATTTTCACAGGTTCGGGTTGCACCACTGTTTCCACTTGATTAAACAACGAATCTAGAGTTGAGTTATTATCTAACATGTAATCAAATTTAGTTCCTACCCACGCTGTTTCGCTGGCATGAACTCCCAATGCTTTGAGCTTTTCGGCAGCAAATACATCTCCATCATTTGCTTTGGCAGCCATAATATGCCAACTAGGTAATTCTCCGCGGTTAACACAAACAATAATGCCGCTGGCATTTTTAATACTGGCTATTTCATTAGGAAATCTACAATCACTGATAACAATATTATCTTTACTTCTGCGTAATTTGTTTTCTACGCTGGCAATCCAAATGTCGTCATGAAAGCCTCGTCTGCACACTTCCGTACCCCATTGCTGTAATACCCAACGTGGTGTTAGATTAGGAATGTTTAATCGCTCTGCCCACCATGGATCAACTTGTTCTCGCCATTCACGTGCTTCTTTAGTACGACCTTCGAGCATAACCCTGTCCCAACCGAACACTGCGGCTACTGCATCTTTTAATGTGTTAGCAAAACTTTCACGACGAAATCCGTGAACATTTACTAGATAGTCTGCAATAGTATCTTTACCGCTGCCAATAAAACCACATACTCCGATAATCATTTTAATGTCTCCTCCAGCCATTGTTTACATTCGGGCCATTGTTTGTATATATGAGATAACCCGCCAGCACTACGCCATTCACTACAATTACTTGTTCTGTCGTCAATAAGGATATCGCCTTCTTGACAATGGCGATATTTGTCGTGACTAAACGGTCCAAAGAATACTGTGATATCAGGATAGCGTTCATGTGCCCACCATACTTTATCACTGGCAGCATAGGGCATGGTGTAATCATGAGGTAGTGCTGTTAAGAAGAACAAACCACAGCCTGTTCTATCTTTATAATCTCTACACCATTGTACAAGTTCATCGGCGCCTTCTTTTTTTGGCAAGTCTCGATAAAAACGTTGTCGTGTTTGAAGTTTTTTCCAGTCACTGTCTGGAATACGTTCACCATAATTCCAGTCACGTTTGACCATTTCTCTAGCAGTTGCCATCCAGTCTGCTACTACATCGTCCATGTCTAAATATATATTCATAGTGCTAGTATATAGCATTAGAATCTAGTTGTCAATGAATATTTTACTTTTTAGGTGTGGGATTTTCGCCAGTTAATTTTGGTCTGGCAAACCATAACTTAAACCATTCGTCAGTGCCCGGACGAATGTTATTCTTACGCATATACTCACCTTTGTCTGTTCCGATCTCGCCGGTGATAGGACTTTCTGCATTCTTATCAATGCCAGCAAGTTTGCGAAGAGTGTCTTTATCCAATTATAAACCCCATTGGATCGCTACCGTCTACATATAATTCTAAATCTCTATCTAACTTTTCGATCTCTGCTTGCGCTTCTGATTTCAAGTTATCACCATTTAAACTTGTACCACCTTGCGGGCCTGCAATAGTGCTAAACTTACTACGTGCTTCACCTAAGATAAACTTGGCCTGTGCCATGGCATAATCTTTGATCCACGGACCGCAATAAACATCATTTAATAATTCGTCGTCGGCTTTTTCAACGAATGCCCATAAGTAAACTTCATCATCTGCTCTAAACTTACGATGAATGAATAATTTACGATCACCGGGGTTCCATGTAAAAGTGCAGTATGCTCCGAACATACGTGCTAAAAGTTCCCTACGATCTGCGTATAGTTCGTAGTTTAATAAACCTGAGAAGTTTGTATTACTTTGCAATAACATATTACTCAAGTACATTGTGTTGAATGGCTCAAAATCTACACCAGTAGCACTAATACCAAACGCACCAGTGTGGCGTAAAAATACATCACGAATGTTGACTACTTGTTGCGGAAGTTGATATTCCTGTTGTTCAGTATAGATATTTAATTTAAGGAATTTTTCAATAACTGCTCTGCTGCCACGTTGACGATACTTACGAAGTGCTTTATTGATAGCAAGTTCATAGTGTGCCGAATCCAATTCAACATCAACCATACCGCCACCTAGGCGTAATTCTATTTCACTAATCAGTTCGTCTTTTACACTCATAAGAAAATCTCCCGTTAACTATATTTAGCGGGAGATTTTAGTTTTATAAATTTGGTTATTGATAGATAAAGATATCTTCTCTAAAACTAGTATAAGAAGTTACTCCGTTTTGCCCGTTACGAGTAACCGGCAACCACCATGCTTCCCAAATTGTTTTAAGTTTATCCATTACTACTGTGGCGATTTTTGAATTTAAATCATATGCTTGAAGTGTAATAGTACTATACCAAGACTGTGAATCAGTTCCGTCAGCGGTTCTACCAATATATAATGTTCTCTTACCGTTATTAACAACGTATGTAAAGTCCATAATAGTGCCCCTACCTGGAACCGATGGGATAACTTCTTTTGTACTTCCGAACGTACCATTTGCAGATCCGTACAAGATAACCGCATTGCCTTTGTCTTTATCATCGCCGCCTGCAATTAAGTCTAAAATACCGTCGTTGTTTACATCGACTAATTCAACACTCCAATATCCTACCCACGGTGTCAATCCATTGATCCTAGTATTATCTGGAGCAAACATACCATTCTTTTGATTTATTAAGAAAAGCATATTATTACCATTTGCGCCGGGTTTCATTTGATTAAACAAGTCAGCTACAACAAGGTCCGGATATCCATCGCCATTTACGTCGGCACTAGAAGCGCCATGAATAAATGCATTTTCGGTGGCATCTGAAACTGTGAATCCACCTTTGCCATTGTTAATCAAGATCTTACTTTTTTCACCTAACATTTTTCCGTTAACGACTCCGTCGTAACCGTGACATGCTACAAACACATCCGGATAGCCGTCTTGATTAAAATCATTTACCAGTGCCTTGCGGGGGTGCAAGCATCCTTTGTAAGTTAATAATAATGTTAAATTGCCGTTAGCATCTTTTCTCCAAAATTGGAAATCACTATTATATTTCTCATCTGCCAGTACAGTAGATGTAGGATACTTATTTAAGTCCATTGAATAATTTTGTTTAGCTGTAAAGTAGTCGATGGTTCCATTTTTAAAGAAATCGCCGGCACTCCACGCCATTGGCTGGTCAGGAGTAACCGATCTCAAAGACTCTGGAAAATTAATTCTAGATAGTCCAACATTTTTTGTGTTTAAATATGACGACTTCTGTAGTGCAATAGGGGGCTTAACAACTGGTTCACTTGAACCAACTGCTAATACTACGCCTACATTAACAACAACATCATAATAAACAAAACCATAAGCACTTACATTAGGAATCGTAAGTTGATTTTTATATGGATCATATAAATCAAAAGTTGTGCTAGGTTTAGGAACATATTTAGAATCTAAATTTGAACCGCCTACTGTTAAGATAGGACCCACTGTAATAACTACATCACGATAAATTGTATCCGCCAACACTACTGCTGGAATAGTTAGTTGATTGTTTACATGATTATAAGTGTCTGTTGCATAAACGTTTGGTGATAAAAAAACCAGTAATGCTAAAAATAATTTGTTTATGTGTTTCATCTTAGCCTCCGTTCTTTTTTAATACAGGTGCAAATGGATCTGTTGGTGTAGGTACAGTTGGTTGTGTTGGTAGGGCTTTTCCCAACACTTCTTGAAAGGGATTAGTCTGTGCTGTTTCTCCAGAGCCTCCACAGGCTGTTAATGCTACTACTAAACTTAAAATTAAATATTTCATTTGTATACCTTTAATAAAATTACATCAGTACTTATGCGTCCATTAAGTTTGATCTCTGTGCTTTTAATTCCTTTAAACCATTTCTTAGCGGCTGGCTTGCCATTTGCTGTAAACTCTTTAAGTTGATCTTTTGGCTTACGTAGCGTCTTTTGCACACTTGCCGTAGCATCAAATCCCATAATAGAACTGTTCTTAACTGTCAATACACCTGCATATTGGTCTGCAATGTAGATACCCAACTTACGTGTCTTAGTATTGTAAATCCAAAGTTCTTGTGCTGTAAGAATTGTAGTTGGATCCGCACTTTTAAGTGCCAGCTCTTTAAACTCTTTTGCATACTTTAATTTGGCAACAACCTTTTCTGGCAGTACTGCTTTCTTTTTACGAGGAGCCTTGCTAGCTTTCTTAACTACATTGTAACTGTTAGCATCTGACAATGCCTGTGTCCACCATTTAATCATAGCAGTAATTTGACGCTTGCCTAAATGCTTGTATGCTTCTAATAGTTGACTATCTTTAGTAGAGTTAACTTCCTCAAACTCTGCAATCTTTTTGCCGATGAACTCTGTTACAGTCTTAACCTGTACTGCCGGAACGTTCATCTGTGTCATCAACTCTACCAGCTTGGGCTCACCTTTGAACTCTAGTGTAAAGTCATCAAAGCGACCTTCTAGTTCTCCCAAAAACTCTGCTGTCTTTTCTGCCATGCGTTCTTGGATGTTGAACTTTGGCTTGTCATCTATAACAACTTCTACAACTTGATTAGAAGTGTCAATGCCTTTGTCTGCTTGTTTAAGTTGTTTAACCAAAGTACGTAGTGTGCCAAAACGTAGTGCTAGTCCAACACGACCTGCTCTTAGCGCAAAGCCAACTGTGGGACCGGGCCAAATGTCGCCACGCTTAACTGCGTCTGCTATTTTTTGACGACGTGGATTACGGGCAAGAAATTGATTAAGCCATTCTGCACTTTTCTTTTTGTCTTGTGTGTGGGCATACCAATTAAGTGAGCGCATGACCTGTGTGCGATACTCGCTGTCTGTCCAGGCTTGCTGTTCTTCTAGACTAGGATAAACGGGTTCATCACCGACATACTTTACGTCAACTTCTCTGTAAACAACTGTTTTGGCAGGAGGCTCAAAGCGCCATGCCAATTTATCTGTGCTTACTTGTTTAACGGGTTTCTTTGTAACCATACTTACTCCTAGGTAAAAATGTAATTATACACTAACTTCTATTTTGTGTCAATTGCCCTGCGTAACAGGATTTCTTGTTTTGAGAACGCATCCAATTCCCAAGGCTGGTCCAAATACTTTGTTTTTTTGGAATAGCGTTTACCTTTCCAAATCCTAGCTTCATTTGGGAGGAATTTCATTTGCCCTTTAGCCAATTGTTTAACATGCACCATTTCGTGTGCTAATGTAGTAGACATTTCCATTAATGTTATGGGTGTAAGGCGTTTTGGTGCTTTAATCAATACCATCATACAATCGGCTAGCTCAATATTCATTGTAGCACCTTGGAAATCATCTTCCAAATCTTTAGTAACCTTTACTAGGACTGCTCGTTTGCTGTTAACCAATCCCAACTGTTTGATAAACGATGGCATCAAACTATGCAAAAACTTTTTTACTTTTGGA